CTGTTAGAGCTCCTTTAGATAATGATAATAGAACATTTGAAGATCTAGCTGAACAATTTGGTTTTGATCCTAACGCTGTAGAAGCTAAAGTTCCGCTAAAGCAAGTATTACAAACTATAATGGAAAGTGATTTTGCTACAGAGCAAGAAAAACTTTTAGCTGCTGAGCTTGCTACAATTGCAAATGATGTAGAGTATGTAACATTCTCTACTACTATGAGCAAGCCCGGTGAGTATAGTACTGTAAGTCAAACAAAAGTAGATGCTAGATTTAGTGCTACAAATTATAACAAATCTAAAATTATGATGCCTACTGAAAAAGGACTTATGTCTACAGAAGGCCGTAATATACCTATAGAAGTAACTATATTAAGATATGAATTAGAAAGACGTGTTACAGAATCACTAGATCAAAATCAAGAATTCTCTGATAATATTAGTACCTTAAAAAATGCTGCTATGGCTAGGTTTACAGAAATGGCTAACAATGGTATGGATGTTGATTTTGCTTTTCTAAACTTCTTAGAATCAAGTGAAGGTTTTATACAAGGAGCTATGACTGATAAAAACTTCCAAACGTTTTTAGCAAGTATTTCTAGACCAATGAAAGCAGATCCTAAAAATGCATGGCAAAAGTTTGTTGATTCTGTTATAGCTTCATTAAAAAAAGCACTTGGTAATAAACCTAATGGAACTGTATTAAATGCAGCATTAGATATTATAACTGCAGAGATAGCAATTGATGGTAGCGCAGCATCAACTGTTACACCTACAGAAGCTGGAACTACAGGTAGTCAAACTACTAGTGATGGTCCAATAAGCACTTCTAATAATCCACGTTCTATGTATACAGATCATGAAGCCTTTATGGATGAAATGATAAAAATGTATAGAGAACAAAGTGATGCTAGAGTACAAAACAATGAAGATCCTCTAGGTAGATTTGAAGATAAGAATGGTAAGCCTTATACTAACAAACAAATATTAAATTCAGTAGGATTCAAAACATGGTGGAAGCAACCGTTTAACTCTAAGAAGAATGCTGCTATTGCTGACTACAACACCAAACAAAGAGGCGGAGAAAACTTTACAAATACTAGAAGCTCTGACTTTACAAACCAAGAGGTTGAAGAAGCTAAGACAACTGGTAAAATAAGTAGAGCTAGATTAGTTTCTCTTGCAGATAAAATAAGAAGAGGGGGTCAGCTTACAGCTAATGAAAAAGCTGTACTTGCTATTCCTGAGATTGCAGAAGAATTTAGAAAATTAAATGAGCAGCGTAATCAAGCAGATCAAAACAGACAAGATCAGGATCAAACTATTATAACTATACCTATGAGAAATCAATTGCGTAAGTTAGGATGGAATGATGTTCTTATAGATAAGATGTCTGTACAAGAAGCTACACAACGTATTGCAGATAACGTACCTCTTTCTGAATTACAGCAACAAGCTGAACAACAAAAAATAGATGCGGAAAATCAAAGAGCAAGAGCTACGCAATCAGCAAGAAAGAATGTAACTAATAAGTTTCAAAAAGCAACTAATCTACAAGAACTATATGCTGAATATGATCAAGTAATTGCTGCTATAGAAATGAATATTGATAGTTATGCTACTACATTAGAACTTGATACTTTTGATTTAGAAGCATTGTTACAAGAAAACATAAATAGATTAGCTGCAGAACTTAAGCTTGAAGATCTTTATGTTGGTAACGCTATACAATTACAAAATGGTCAAATTGCTGTAGTAGATAAGATATTAGATGATGGCCGTGTACAAGCAGTATATGTGAAGGGTGATAAAGCTATAACACTAACTAAAGATAATTTAAGTACATTAGTAGTTGCTAGGTATAGCCCTGCATATAGCATGAAAGAAGGAGGAGAAGTTGGTAAAAATATTACAGCTGAAGAAGCTAAGATATCTAATGAAAGTAAGAGTATAGAATCTGAAACAGATTTTGAAGATAGTATTAATAAAGGAGTTAGTCCAGAAGATGCAGAAAAGAACTTTGAGGATTCTCTAAATAAAAGGTGTAAAAAATGATTTGTCCTATAAATCCTGACGTAGACTTACCAGCATTCAGAACTCTGGTATATAGTAATCTAATTGGTTTAAAAGATGACTTAGATGTAAAAGCATACATGAAAGAGATGTATGATAAAGTCTTAGAAGCTACAGAGGATGAAGCTTTAGCATTGGATTATGCACGTCTTATTCCTACTACAATAGATAAGATCCGCGCAATGGATTCTAATATTAGTAAGAAACTTAGAAAAGAAAATAATCTAGATGTAAATGAATTAGCAGATTTAGTTGAAGAAATGGATGAAGCTAATCAAGCTGACTTAACTAAATTAAATAAAGAGTTAATAGGTACAGTAAATAATGAATTAGAACAAGCAGAACAAGGACCTGAACTAGAAGGAACACAAATTGAATTAAACTTTAATGAAGAACAATTAGATGAGGCTGAGAAAAATGAACCAACTTCTGTTTTTAACAGAATGCCTCTTATACAAACTATTATTGATAGAGCCCGTAGTTTATTAAGAGCAAGAACATATGAGAAGTTTAATCCTCTAACAGCTTTTGCTACAAGAAATTTAGAAAATTCTTCTAACGACAGTAAAGTTGCACAGAGATATAATAAGTTTGTAGCTAATGTGCAAAGAGAACTTTTAAGCCAATTAGAAACACAGCTCAGAAGTAATGAACCAGGTGCTAATTTATCTATCAGAGATAAAGATACAGATTTAGTTGCAGATGTAGTATTAACATTAGTACCATCAAAAGATATTATAGAAAACCGTAATGGTCTATATGATAATGTATTACCTGCAGACTATAGAGATGAGTTTGTATCTGCTGAGAATAAAAATCCTGGAGGAGCAATGCTTGTTGTTACTGATTTAGAAGGTAATCCAATAAACTTTTTAGGTGATGGTTCACCTACTTTTAGTACTAAGGGTCAACCTGCAATGATGACTATTAATGCAGCAAAAGGTCTTAGAGGTAACTATACAAAACAAGATAAAGATGCTATAAATGCAATTGCAAAAGAATTAAAAACTAGTACAAAGAAAGCTGAACAAATATTTAGTCAGCAATTAGAATTAATAAGTGATGCTAGACAGTATATAAAAGATAACCCTGGTAAAACTGTTAAGTTTCAAATTAACGGAGGTTCATTAGGTTTCTTATATCTTGATATGGGTGGTATAGGAACTAGAACTCCTTTAAGTGCTTTAAAAGAATCTATGGGTACTTTAAACATTGTTGATCAAACAGCAGATGTTGGTGAGCAGTCAGGAATACTATTAGATAGAGATTCTGGTATCTTATATTTTAGTACTGAAGGTATGTATGGTCAGCCTGTCTTTGTAGAAAGACCCACTATTGAAGAAGCAGGTTTAGGAGATATGCTTACTTCTCTTATAGTAGATGAATTAGTAGACATATCTGGTAACCCGGTTAGTCCTCAAGAACGCAATGCACTATTGGATCAGTACATTTATCAAAATAAAAACGGTGTTAGCTTAGGAGTAAATAATG